GGACAGTGCTGCTGACGAGGTACTTGCCGACGCCAGTCGTATCCGAACTGTCCTGCCTGTAGTCCCATCCGTCATTGGCGGCCATTCAGACCACCGCCCTCAGTTTCACGGCCACGTAAGGCTGGCGGAGAGTGAAGGGAGACCTCGGACGAGCAGGCTTGCCGTTGACGAAATATTCGTCGCCATCAGGCAATTGGACCCGGTCGGATGCGAGAATGTCGGCACCGAAGGGGCAGAACAGCGTCACATCCGAAACGGACGCCTCACGCTGATCTTCCAGCTCGTCGACGGCAGTCCACTTGATCGCGACATTCGAGATCGTGTGACTGACATCGAAACCGCCATCTCCGTACCGGTCACGTGGGCCGACCCGTAGGACGGTCACCGTCTCACCGTTACGCCACATCACAACCCCCTGGCAGTCATCGAGACCGCACCGGAACTTCTGATGCCGAGCAAACTCTCCAGGAGTTCCCGCTCAGCGTTCGTGACGTACAGGTTGCCGTCCGGATTACGGAGAACAACCTGCTCGGAGTAGGCGTCGATGGTCTCGCCGTATGACGTGACGCCCTCGCGGTCGCCGTTGATCATCGCCCGCTTCACGATCGAGCAGCACACCATCGTCAGCGCCTCGGTCAGATCCACATTCCCGGCGGCCGAACCTTCGATACCGGGAAACCAGGCGCGGATCCACAGGGATGCATCAAGCAGCAGCTGTGTCGCCTGTGCCTCGGATGCGGCAGGAAGGGTCGGCCAACGGAGTTTCAGATCAGGAAGGGTGGCGAACGCCATGATCACTCCTCGTCGGAAGCCTTGCGCGGTCGGACTGGCCGCTTCTTCGGAACCTCAACAGGTTCGGGATCAGGCTCACCCGCAAGGCGATTGAGTCGATCGAAGCGGGCAATCGCATCTGGGTGGACCTGCACCACCTCGCCGGTCAACGCCGACCGGTGGGCACCGTCCGAATCGATGTACGACATCAACCCGACCCGGACGGTGCGCTCCACCGCAGACATCAGGCAGCCAGCCCTGTCACCTTGAGGACACTCAGCGGGTTGGTGACCGCGAAGAGTGCACGGATCGAGGTCTGAACCCAGGTGGATTCGGTTGCCTCGTCGCGCCATGTAGTGGTGCGCAGCGGCTGCTCGGTGCGGAACTCGCCGACACCGCGCTCTTCGACGACGTACGCCGAACCGGCTGCAACCTGATTGCTGGCAATCATGTCAGTGTTCCAGTTCGACAGAACATCCTTCCAGCGATCGCCGTAGACGACCTGGAAGTCGAGCATCTGAGCCGGGTTGACGATCCAGAGGTTGAACTCGTTGCCGAGCTCGAACGTCTCCGCCTTGAGTTGCACTGCCGCGAAGTCCGCTGCAGGCTGAGCCGCATTCGACGTCGTGGTCAGGGTTGCAGCCTTCGCATCCGCCCATGACGTGCCGACAACCTGTACGTCAGCGCCGGTGGCGGTGATGCTGGCTTCGAGTGTCGCGATCGCTTCCGCGTGGAGGTCGCGGGTGATGCTGTTGCCGAGCTTGCGACCCTCGGTCTCGATGGATGAGAGGTCATTGCGGTCGCGAGCCTCGTCGGTGACGCGGAACTTACCGCCTCGCTTCTCGACCTTGGCGACCTTGGGCTCGGGGCGATCGAACGTCGCCTCCGGGAACTCGGCGCCGGGTGCGACCTTCTGCGCGCCACGAGTGGCGAACAGGTCATTCGAACGCAGCTCGTTGTAGATCAACGCGCCACCCTCGACGGAACCGCCGGTGCGGAAGATGCGGTCAGCGAAGAAGCGCTTGAGCGCCATATCCGAGATGTACTGATTGATGCGGGTCGGCTGCTTCAGCATGAGGTCGACCGTGAGTGAGTTCCCGTTGAGCGCAGGGCTTCCGAGCGGGTATTCCTGATTGTAGGCAGTAGCCATTTCTTGTCTCCCTCCGCTTACTCGTAGAACGCAATGAGGACGTCAGCACCGTTGGTGCCTGCTTCGACGGCCTTGCCGACCGCCTTGCCGGAGGCGAGGGTGATCGCCTTGCCGGATGCTCCGACCTCGACCTCGGCGCCGAAGGCGATGGTTCCGCCGGCTGCGACGGGGAGGATGCCGCCGCGGAGGATTCCGAGGAGTCCGCCCGAGGGTGCGTCGAACGCTGCGACACCGAGCGCCTTGGCGCCGGCTGCTGCGGTTGCGACCTTGATCAGGCCCGATGCGTCTCGGGTTGCTGACACGTCGACGAAAGTCTTACCTGTGACCGCGGCGGTGGTGAGTCCAGTGATGTCTCGACCAGGCCGGAACAGGGGTGCGCATTCATTTGCCATGAGTGCAGTCCTTTCCTAGCGTTGTTCCCGGGTGGCGGGTCGCCACTGCGCGGGGTATGCGTTGTCCTCCGCCGCGGGCGGCTGAGGGGAGGCGCCTGGCCTCAATGTCTCCACTGGGCGATTGCTCGGCGGGGCCGGCGGATCAGTGGGTGCTGCTGGAGTGGACCGCGCCGCGAGGCGGGCTGCCCTGGACTCCAGTTCTTCTCGGGTACCGGACCCGAGCAAGTCG